AATCTCCCCCTTTAGGGTCTTTAAACCTTTGGGTATTAATAACTTCTGGCTCCCTTATATCATCTAAGATTGCCTGTTTTCCCTGTTGTAAACTTTTATTTGAAATCGCTTTAATGATTGTGTCTTTATTTTTCACAAACCAAGCGACCTCAGATAAACTTTGATCGTCTTTAAATACATCATCCATGAACTTTCCACTTGAGATGTATTTAAAATGTCCTTGTTGAACTTTCCCTAAAGACTCTTTATCCTTAGCCATAGCAAAACCAAACATTGTTTCTGTTTTACTAATATGTTCTCCAAGTTGTAACACACTTTTCTTGTATTCTGCCTCTTGCTTTGCATCGGCATCTACAGTAGACTGTGTTACTTTATTTTGTTCGTTAACTATCGCTTTGTCAATAGTGTTCCGAATTTTCTTTGCTTCAATACCTATTAAACCATTGTCAATATACTTATCGACAGCATCTTGTAAATCTTCACCCTCAAATCCATCTTTCTCTAAACTAACTTTTACAAGGTCTTCATCACTCTTACTTCGTAAGTCTTGGAGTTTTTGTACAGCAACGCTTGTTGCCCCACTACCACTATGTTTCCTTAACTTATTATTTTCTTCTTCAAGCATCGTAAGATGCTCTTTCATTTCATCAATATTTTCAAACTTCAAACCAAGTTCAGTAGCAACTTGGTTAAACGCTTCCTTTGAAACGGTTTGGGGCTCTTCTTTACTTTCTACTATCTTATCTTCAACTACTGGAGCTTCTTCTGTAACTGCATCTTCTTCTTCATCATATCCCGCCCACGTTATTCCATCATCATTATCATCTTCAGCAACAACTTCTTCTTCTACTTCCTCTTTATCTTCTTTTTCTTTTACAACTGGTGCATCAGAAAAAGCATTTGCATCGAACTTATCAGCATCACTATCATCAACCTTCTCTTCAACTATCACATCCTCAACTACCTCTGGTACAACAACATCTTCTTTTTTTTCTTCTACGAGAGTTACTTCTTCTGCAACTTCTTCCGTAATTACGTTTTCTTCAGCCATTTCTTTTTCTTTAGTTTATACAAATATATAATTTTTTCTTAACTTTCAACTTCTTCTGCCTCACCTGATTCAGCCAACATCATTTCATCTAACTTAGCATTTTTGTTTTCTAATTGCATATTTTCTTTATGTTCCAAATCAGAGTCTTGCATACCAACCTTTAAATCAAGTTCCATTTGCTTGACCTTAATTTCTGTTTCAGACTTCATTTGCTGTATCTGAATTGGTATCTGTAGTTTTTGTCCTTCAATCTCATTAGCAGTTTCTTGAGCCGCAATCTCTCTTTCTTTAAATTGATTTTGCATATCTTGCATTGCCTCAAGTCCTTCTGTCAATATAGACTCAACTTCACTTGAGCCCTCAGCATTAACAGCTTTAATAATTGCAAGTGGATCCACATTACCAGAAGATGAGAACCTTTCAAGTAATGCCATCATTTCTTGTTTACGTTGAACCTCTTTACCACTATTCTCAATGAATATGCCATATTCCTCTAATGCAATAGACTTATCTATTTTAAAGGTTTGCATACCCATATCTCCAAAGACATTAGCCATACGGCCCTCTTTGCCCCAAGCAGTTTTCATTAACCCAGCCATTCCTTGTAAAACATCGCCAACTAAACGATAATGGATATCAAATAATGGAGCAGTAATTAATGTAGATTGCATTACATTTCTTTCAGTAACCCCAACCAAATCTCCACTCTTTTGAACTCCCGCCCTACTGGCAGATATTCCTGTTAATCTATCAGCAGTTTCTTCCAACATCATCTTAAGATTAATCATTTGAGATACAGACTGACTAAGCGTAAAATCTACTTGTTGGAATTGATTGAAGCCATTGGTTTGCATGCCCTCGGCTTTATTGTTTATTAAGATAAGACCACTATTCTTTGCGTGGTAGAACACATCTTTAAGCGATATGTTTTTAGGTTTCTGAGATACATCGTAAACTATTGATTTACCACCTGAACGAGCCATAGCCAATTCAATTTGGTACATTGTTATATTGTAAAGTATTTGAACATTTTTTAATGAATCAACTACTGATAAAGTGGTACCATTTAAATTCCCCTTAATAGCACCAAAGAAATCCATTGATGTATTAGCGTAATTTTCTTCATATCGTAATTGATTAGGTTTAATTCCCCAACTAAGAAGCATATCATGCCCTATTAATATCCCTTGACGAATCTCGGTAATAGGTTTCATTATAATTTTTTCCCCTTTCTTTGCTTTGTAGGTGTCCTTTACTTTCTTTAGGTAAGGAGTTGTTGGGTCAAACTCATTTGGAGACTCCTTGTGTTTAAGCATTCTAATGCTTCTCCATTGGAAATCTAACACTCTAATCTTTAGATTTGGACTACCAAGATTAGCATAACTATCGATTGAAAGTATATCACTACCATCAATAGCGCCACCTGTTTGATTTTGTATTTTCTCAAGTTTAGTTACTTGTTCTTTAGACAATATAATTCCATGCCTATCCATTATCTCATTTATGGTCCACCAATTTTCAGTACCAGCATATTTAGAATCTCTTAAACACTCTTTATCTAAATCTATATCATAAATCATACAACGTGGGTCAATCCTTTCAACATAAGGATCTCCCGATTTAATATAAATTCTATAGAACTCTTTTCCTGTTATAGCTAAATCATAGAAGCCTCTTTTAAAGGTTTGCTTTAAATCCCAACGCTGAATACAGAAGCTCAATCCTACATGAACCATTTCCTCAATAGCATTTCTAAACTTTAACTTTTGGTATCTTGCTACATCTTCCGGAACTTCTTGTCCTACATTCTCATCTGGAATAGGCATTCCTAATGCTTTTTCAATCTCCCTACGTATTGGTCTAAGAACTACCTCAGCAGCTAAAGTTATTTTTTCTTCATTCTTTTTTCGTATTGCATTTCGATTAACAACATTAACAGTGTACTGTAATGGTTGACTTATTAACTCTCCAGCTAATAAATCTAACTTAGGCATTATCATTGGATAATTAACTAATCGAGCAGGAGAGGTAAGCCCATACATATCAGTAACATACTCATATTGTTTATGGTCAAATTCACCCGCAGATATTAAATAATTTTCGTGGTCTTTTTTCCTTGAATCAATAAAGCTTGTGTAATCTCTATGATAAAACATTATGGCTCTTATATTGTCAATGTGCCATTGTTCATCTTTATCCCTTTCAGGGATATTCTGTTGAGGAAAATCCATAGGTACTTATTCTATATCAAAATCGTAATCAAAAGTAGGGTTATTTTTCTTCTTGTCCAAAACATTTTTATTTTCGGGAGAGAATGTAACCACCCCTCCTGATGCATTCCTTTTAAATTCAGGCAAGTCAGACATTCTTTCTATCTTATCCTCATCTTTCTTATCATAAATCTTCTTTGTTTCATCCATATCGTGAATCAAAGCCATACCAAAAGCCATAACCCTATCTGTATTCTTTACACCATATACTGATAATTCATTCAATAGTTTCAAAAAGTATATATCTTCCCAATGCCTCTTAACATATTCATCAACAAGCTCCGTTAATAATTTCTTTTGAAATGATTTCATGTGCACACCATACCTATTTGTTGCTTGACTCCAAGGACTATCAGCAGAACGTGGTCTTTGCTTTAAGTACCTGGTCATTTTATGATGTATAAAGTATTGTAAGAATCCATCATCATTGTATTCCACAAGTATCTGAGAATCATAATAGATAGCCAACTTTAAACAATTCTCATAGAACTTCTCTTTAGAATACGGTCTATCAGTATAAAATGCCACAGGCAATTCTCCAATAACATCTGGAGATATAAATCTACGATATACACACATAGAGCCAAGCGACCTATCCTTTTGGTCAGACATTTTCTTTTTCATATCTTCCAAATCATCATCAATATGATATGGATCTACTGCAGACAAGTGAGCATTCTTAATTCCCTCAAGTGGTTGCTCTACTATTTCAAATGGAAAGAGCTCCTCATTAACATCAGCACTAATCGATTTATCATCCATTATAAATACTGGCATTGTACCAAATACTTCCTTACCCTCTTTATTTAGTGGCCAAGCTAAGTTTCCTTTTTGAACTCTACGAAATGCTGGGTTAGTATTGATATTGGCTATTTGCTTATTAATCTTCTCTAAGTCAAAGGGTGTTTTACCCGACTTAAAGAAAGCGTGTTCTACTTCTAAAGGGTTTTCCTGTAAGTAAGAATAATACGATTGTAAATCTCCACTTAACTTTCTTTTCTCGGCTTCAGCTTTAATAAAAGCATCGGCCCCCTTTACATCACTCTTCCCTGTACTCATATCAAAGAAGCTACCAAATACTTTAGAAGCCTTAATGAATATTGGCTTTAGATTAAAGTTCTCAGCATTATAGTACATATCCATATAATCATCAGACTCTACCTCCATAGCATTTGAGGTACCACCAATGATAGGTGTACCAAAATATACATCCCCCTCTTTAAAACAATCTTCAGAAGATTGGTAGGAACGTTTAAGTTTAAGGAACTCTCCCGCCTCTTCAAATACCATATAGTTTAATGATGTTCCTCTAAAAGCATTTGGCTTCTCCATTACCCTAAAATGAACTATTGACTTCATTCCTTTCTCTACCCAAATACCATCTTCTTTCTCCTTATATCCAGACATAAAGATTTCCTCATTGTTATGAAGTACCTTATTACGAAGTTGAGGTGGCAACTCATTGTAGGAGAGTAACATCTTCTTTCTAAAATCCTGAACATAATCTTCACGTTGAGCACCCAGTCCATTCTCGGAGTGTGGGTAGCAAGTCCATTCATGTAACAGAATATCAGCATTCATAAAAGAGAATCCCTTACGCCTTGCCTTTAGAACAATAATACCATAACCACCTTTGTTGTCTTTGCCATCACCATACTTGGCCCAATGTACTTCAGTAAAATATTCGTGGTCTTGGTCACGATAGATTGGGCTTATCATAGATTTACGTCTTGCTCCCTCTTGCAAACCATGTATCTTAGAAAAATTTAAATAGAAGTAATAGTTTCCGGGAATCCATGTACCACCTGTTGGTTGATAGCCATCTTTTAATCTACGCTTTTGTTCTTTCCAAAAAGCAAAATACTCAGCTGTATTCTTTTTTAATTTAGCATAATCTTTTAAATGCTTATCGAATACAATTGGTGAGTATTTTTCAGACTTTATCATTTCACTCCAATTCGTTCATCATTCTCAAATACACTAAAATCTTCGGAGCCTGTTCCTGAAATCTTACTTTCACTCTCTTGGTCTTTGAGAATCAATGCTTTAATTGCATCTCTTGCCTTAGCCGACTTCCCCATCTTCTCTTGCATAGTATTTAAATCCTCAAGATTTTCTTGAGTAGGCTGTATGCTTCGGTATAATTTAGTCATTTTAAACGACTGCTCACACATGGCATTGTATTCATCAATCAACGGATCGTATTGTAATTTAATATATTCCTCAACGGCATCAAGGACTAACTTATCGTTTTCTCTTGGGTGTTTATCTTTTTCAAAATAAAGATAACTAACTCTTGCTTTACGTTCTTCTAATGGTAATCTACGAAATGGAGATTTATGGTCATAGACAGAAACTACCCATTTAACCATATTGCTACCCATATTCTTATTCTTATACACAGCCCATAGGGCAGGCATTAAAGCAATAGAATCATCTTGGAGAAATACATTCCCCTCTTTATTGATATTGATAAGTTCGTTATACATTAACGACTTTGCTTTCTCTTAACCGATTTCTTTTTATTTGGTACCTTGCTCTTGGTTGCTTTTTGTTTTAACAACTTATTTTCCTCGATTGCAGCATACGCAAATGCGGCCCTTTGATTGATAGTGCTCATTGATTATATATTAGTCTATTAATAATTTCGTCAACATAAAATTCAAAACGCGCTTGACGTTCTTCTTCTTCTTCTTCTAAGAACAAATATAAGTTTTGCATTTGAGTATAGCTAAGAGCTTGACCATTAAATGGCACCCAAGTATTAACTTCTTCATTAAACTCAACGCATACATCGCCTAAATCGATTATCTCATTTGACATTCTCCAAATCATAACTATTCTTTTTCAGGATTAATAAATTTTGGATTATAATAAAATTCTAACGAATCTTCTGAAGCAGCTAAAATATCTTGTTTAACCAATTCATTTAACGCATTATAAATAGATTTACTTTGCTTAAAGCCACACAATCCTTTTGCCATATCAAAATCAATAACAACATACCCTTTAGTCCTAAAAGAATATTCCCTTATGAATAAGTACAGCTTCATTGCTGTCTTGCTTAATTCTGATATTGTATTTGTTTCTTTCATTTCTAATTTCAATTCCCCCTTTTCAAAAGGATTTTCTGTATGCTGCTTGTGAAGACTCATAAAGCAAATATACAAATAAAATGGTAGTTGTGTACTTTTTATACAAAATTTTATTATATTTGCTCTATGGGAAGTATTAGGAAGTATCCAGTTAATTACAAGCCAAGAATTTGTAGTGCCGAGGCAGTGCTCTATTACTACAGAACTATTGATGAAAAAAAGGTTTTAATATCTAAGTCGATTAAACCAAAGGAAATTGAAATCCCATTTATATTCCTCATCCTAAATGAAGAGAATGAACTCCCAACAGAAAACATGTACTTTGAAATACTTGAAGGATGTTGGAATAAGTACGGCCCAAAGAAAGGAATATTTAAAGATCACCAAGTATTTATTGTTGTCACTAAGATTAAAAATGAACATGGAAGAGTCAGTTATGGCTTTGATGAATTTAAAAATTAAACTATGAAATGGATTGATGTAGATTTTGAACTACCAGAAGTAGGCGTGACAGTTTTAGTTACGGGAACAGGTTTCTTTAGTAGTTATGAAGCAAGTGTTCAACGTTGGGAACTATGTATAGACCCAGCACATACTGATCACCCGCCTCATTGGTTTGGTACTCGTGAAATGGAACCTTATGAAGATTTTAAGATTACCGATTGGATGCCCCTACCCAAAGCACCTAAAAAGAAAAAGACCATTAAGGTCGAATCTAAATAAATAAATTATAGAC